CATATTCCTTGGGACAGAAGTATGTTACAAGGGGACAGTAATAATTTCCCTAAATTCAAAAATTGGATGAAGTTAAGAGAAGGCAGGAATTAACCACCCATATTTGGTGGTAAATTATTTGGTTTATCTAAAACTCCTGTTTCTTGTGCCAATCCTTTATTCTTTGAATATTGTTCAAAATTATCTTGCAAATTTTGCATCATAGCTTGTAAATCGTTATCTCTGACATCATAAACAAATTCTTTTACAGTTTCAAAAAATTTCTTAAAATAATTAGGATTATCTAAAATTAGATGAATTATTTTTTCTAATTCCATTGATTTTTTTATGGTTTCTTCAGGAACAACTTGTTGATTTTGATCAGTATTTTCATTATATCCGAATCTACGATTGATAAAATCACTAAATGTTTGCATATTTACCTTCTTTTTTTATGAGCTACTGCATAGATATGAGTTAGGATTCAAAAAATTCTCACTCTATGTGAATTAAACATTGTTTTTTTTGGGAGAACAAAATGAAGAGAAAACTCATCGATTATGATGTCTTCAAGCAGATTGAGCGCAAGTTCCTTCAAACAGCCGAAAAAGAATTAAACGAAGCATGTGACACAATTGCGTCAGCACTTGGTAAAGAAAACATGGCTTTATTCGGCATTACAGAGAACGAAGCTACTTTTGCTACTGATCAGGGTACTTTGGTTCACGCAACCTACCTCATTGACGATTCCAAGCTTTTGCTTGAAAACATCGAAGAATTAGTTGTTGATGAGTCATCCCAGATTAACGAAGGCAAGAACATTATTGACAGAATGGTTGATTCTATTCTTGATGATAACAAAGAAAATGCAAGTGATTTGTTTTCAAATTACTTCAGCCTTCCCTACGTTCGTGTTGGTCTTCAAGAAGGCGTTATCAACGAAGCAAAAGGTAGCAAAAAGGGCAAAATGCCTCCTCAGCTTCTTGCTTATCTCAAGAAGAAGGCAGCTAAAAAGGGTAAAAAGAATTCTAACAAACGTGAAGAAATGGTCAAAAAGCATTCTTCAGATAAGATGGATAAACTTGGAAAGAAGGCAAAGGCTGAGGTTGTTAAGGAATGGTCAACTGTTTCAAAGAACATCTTTGACTATGTTGATTTCAGAACATTTGGCGCACCAACTTTGAGCGAAACCGTCAAGGATAAGCTTGGAAATGTTGTTTCTGTAGCTATTCCTCGTTCACAGCTTAAGAATGAAGCTAAAATGCTTGCATTCAATTGGAAGACTCTTAACACTGATGTTATGTATCAGAGAGATCTTATGAGAATGCTTGCTCATAACATCCATTGGGGTCTTGCTTGTAAGGACATGAAGAAGTGCAATGGTATGAGCGATGCATCCAAGCTTCAGGAAACTGTTGAAAATGTAGTTGCTGCTTTCCCAAGCGTAATTTATCTTACCGAAGGTGAATTGGCTAAATTGATCAGTGATACATTGGTTAGAGAAAATGTCAAGAATTTCGATGATGAAACTTGCTTTTTCTTGGCTGAGGGTGTTCTTAGAACTTGCTATGACAATTACAAGGACAAAGTAAACCAGATTTACAAGCTTGCTGATATGTTTGAATCTGACAGTTATGAAGGTTTCAAGCAGGCTTCTGAAATCATGGTTGAAAAGCTTGATGAAGTTTCCAAGACCGAAAGAATGGCTTTTGAAGATGCTTATAAGTCTTTGAACAACTTGGCTGGTCTTGCTGAACACTTCGGAGATGCAAGCATTAAGTATAAAATTGCTGGCTACATGGGCGATATTGAAAACGCTCTAATTGGCAAGAAAGCTTTTGATCTTGATGTTCTTGAAGAAGCAGCAGCAATGCTTAAAGCAGCAGCTAATCTTCCAATGAGTGGAGATTGGTATGTTTCTGATAAAGTTGGTCACACAGTGACTGGCGATGTCGAAGCAATTGCAAAATATTCTAAGATTGATGGATCGCCTAGCAAATACGCTTCCACTAGATCACCATTCGTTAGCGATGGCAAATCTTATGACAGGCAAGGCATTGAGGATCTTAAGAAGGGTTATTTAACGCACGATGGCGCTGATGTTTACCCAAATGTTAAGAATCCATATGTACCCAAGGCTGGCGATTATAAGATTCATGGCGAAAAGACTATCGAATCAGATAGCGATGTCCTTGGTCATGACGATGGTCCCGAAACTTGGGATAAGTTAAAAAATCCTTACATTCCATCAAACGGAATGACATTGGCTCATAGCTTCAAACTGCTCAAGGGCAGCGAAAGGGGTTGATGTGAGTATGCTACTTGTGGACTGCTGTTCTAATGGCGGCATTCACATGGGTCTGAATGAGTCCGCAACTGGCGGACTCACCAGATTTCGTGGGAAATTTCAGCAAGCTGACGAAGTCAACAAAAATAATAGATGTTACACTTTTGGTGTTTTAGATAAAAACATGCAAGATTTAGTGGAATGCGTCAACGCAAGAGGTTTGGTTGGTGAGTTAGACCATCCTTCTGATTCCATTATTCACTTCGAAAAAGCATCCCATGTCGTAACCAAGTTATGGTGGGAAGGTAAGTCCTTGATGGGTGAAGGTGAGATTCTTAACACTCCACATGGTAAGATTTTAAAAGCTCTTATTAACGATGGTGTGCGTGTTGGTATTTCGTCAAGAGGTGTTGGTAACGGCTCTACAAATGATAAAGGCGTGTTAATGATTACAGAATCATACAAGCTAATTACATTTGATGCAGTTGCTGATCCTTCAACTTATCAGGCATTTCAAAGGAAAATTACCAAGGAAAACTATAATCCTAATAATTTTTCCGCAAGAAATGAAAGCAGAAGCATACATAGTGTTAATAAGGACGCATTAATAGCTTGTTTAGGCGGGCTGATTAAGAATAAAACTAGTAACATAATAGGGAGACTGTGAGATGAACAAGATTTTCAATTCTTTAAAGAACCTTCTTCCATCTGACCAGATCAACGAAGTTGCTCAAGCTGTCAACGAGATGATTGAAGAGTCAAAGAAGGAAATGGAAGCTGAATACAATAAGAACCTCGAAGAGGCTTATATGCAGCTTACCAACGAACTTTCTCAAGCTGAAAAGACTGCCTATCAAGGCTATAATGAAGCTTATGCTATCATTAATGACCTTCAGGGAAGAATCGGCAACCAAAAGGCTGAATTCGAAACTGCTCTTGAAGAAGGTTATGAAGAAGCTTATCAGATGCTTCTCGCTGAAAGAAACAGCAAGAACAGCGTCGAAAGCGATCTTTATGAAGAGTATGATGGCAAGCTCAAGGAAATGAAGGAATACATCGTTGACAAGGTTGACGAATTCCTCCAAGTCAAGGGCGTTGAAATTTACGAGCAGGCGAAGAGAGATCTTCTTGCTGATCCTCGTATTGTTGAACACAAAGTTGCACTCGACAAGATTGTCAACATCGCTTCTGATTACATCGCTGGCGATGAACAATTCTTCTCAACTTCCGGTAAGCTTGAAGAAGCCCGTAAGTCCGCAGAAGATCTTAAGGGTCAGCTCAGAATCATGGAAGCAAGGAATATCCGTCTTTCAACCGAGAATACGAAGTTGAACGAAAGTGTTCGTAGAGCTTCTGAAGTCATTGGTGAACACCGTGTTGATCGCACAAAAAGAGTCATCAGTGAGCAGAAAGAGCGTGGAATGAAAGCAAGAGTTGCAAGCGGGAGAGGTCAGTTAGTAACTGAGAATGTTCAGGTTATTTCTGAATCAAACTCAGCGAATATGAACAACGATCTTCTCGTTCTTTCAGGTGTTAAGAAATCTAAGTAAGTTTAATAAAGAAAGGTAACTACAATGAGTCTCAATTCAACTTATTTGAACGAAGCAAAAGAACTAGAGAGCCGTTGGGCGAAAACTGGTCTTCTCAAGGGTATCGAAGATACTCATACCCGTTCTGCTACCGCAGTTCTTCTTGAGAACCAACGCCTAATGCTCGAAAGAGAAAAGCTTTTCAATGAAGTGTCAACCGACACCGCAGATGTTGCACAGTTCAAGAGGATTTCAATTCCTCTCGTCCGCAGAATTTACCCACAGTTGATTGCTAACAAGATTGTTAGCGTTCAGCCACTCCTCGGACCAACCGGGTTGGTGTACTATCTCCGTTTCCGTTACTCCTCCAACAAGGGTAGCGTTCGTGGAGCTAGCAACAACGGTGGTTTCCCCGGAGACGATATTAACTCACTCCAGCAGCTCGCTGATGGTACTGCTAACCTCGACGTTTACTACTCTTCACAGTTCGTAAACAACGAATCAACCAGCACCGATGCAGGCGCAGACGTTAATAGCGTATTCAGCCCACTTGAGCACACCCCAATCCTCGCTGGCACCATTACTGGTACTGTTTATGACGGTTCAACCGCTGTTCAGACATTCGTTGTCTCTTCAAACGGCACCTTCACCTTTACCGCAATTGGTTCACCTGAGAATAGAGCAACAGCTGGTAGCATCGACCTTACCACTGGCGAATTCACACTCACTTGGGACAATGCACCCGGTTCAAACTACTGCACAATCTCTTATGAGTACAATATGGAGTGCAATCAGGATCTTCCTGAAATCAACCTCGTAATTGAATCAGAAGATATCGTTGCTAAGACCCGTAAGCTCAAGGCTGTATGGTCTTATGAAGCACAGCAGGATCTCCGTAGTCAGCACAATCTTGATGCTGAAGCTGAGTTGACCGCTGTTCTTGCACAGGAAATCAACCTCGAAATCGACCGTGAAGTTCTCGGCGATCTTCGTAACAACGCAGGTACGGTTTCAGCTTGGGACTTCTCAACTGCAATCGGTCAGACCATCAAGGAAAAGTACGAAGCCCTTTATGTTAAGATCATCGAAGTTTCTAACGTCATCCACAGAAAGACCCTCCGTGGCGGCGCTAACTTCATCGTGACCTCACCTGAAGTTGCTTCAATCTTCGAAACAGCAACCGCTGGTTTC